GATACAACCAAAAGAAGGTGAGTTAATATTTTTTCCATCTTGGATAAAACATGAAGTTCCTAAAAATGAAACTGATGGTGAAAGAGTTTGTTATGCTGGAAATATTTATTATGAAGAAAAGATAAAAGAGATAGGTGGTAGGACAGAAGGATTAGAACCTACTAGATATGATGACTGGGAAATGAAAGGCAGATGTATAGATTTTTAAGGAGTAACTATGGATTATATTGATACAGGATATAGTTGTATGCCATTGATAACTGATGAAGTTATGAAACAAAAGATGTTGAGTTTTATGATAGAGATGTTTGAGATGGGTATAACTTTAATGCGTGAAGAACTAATCACTAAAATCGTTTATTAAACTTATATAAATACTCTGAAACATTGGAGTATTTTTTAATGAGCGAATCTTACTTTATGGGACTAGATGGTTTTGTCTGGTTCACTGGAGTTGTTGAGAATAGACAAGATCCCGCAAAACTTGGTAGAGTACAAGTTCGTTGTTTGGGATTTCATTCAGAAAAACTAACAGACATTCCTACGGAAGATCTTCCTTGGGCACATGTCATGCACCCTGTTACCGATCCAGCAATGCAAGGTTTAGGAAACACTCCGAGTTTTCTAGTAGAAGGCACATGGGTTATTGGATTCTTTCGTGACGCAGTAGAAAAACAACAACCAATTATCATGGGTACACTTCCAGGATATCCATCTGCTACTCCAGACACAACAAAAGGTTTTAACGATCCAACAGGAAAGTATCCTACTGATAGTGTAGAACATTCATTTCATAGTTTAGATGAATCGGATGTATCAAAACTTGCTAGAGGAGTTGATGCTGAAGGTCATAGGGCATTAATTGAAAGGAGAGGTAATAGATCAGAAACACCTACTATTCAAACTGCAATCAAACCAGACTTAAAAGTTGTAAATGATAAAAGTAAAACAGAAACAGCATCTTCCTTTAGTGAACCGCATCCTAGAGGTGTAGAAACTACAGATGAAACAAACACAGGTGTCTATCCTTTTAATCATGTACACGAATCTGAGTCTGGGCACATACTAGAAATAGATGATACACCTAATGGTGAAAGATTATTAAGACAACACAAGAATGGTACTTACGAAGAAATAACAAACACTACTAGAACTGTAAGAGTTGGTGGTGATATTGAAGACCAAAGAGCAGACGATTATCTTATTGTTACTGGTGATTCTAATGTTTATATTATGGGTAATGCTAATGTAGTAACTGACGGAACTCTAAGACATAGAGTTAAAGGAGATTATGTTTTAGAAGTTGGTGGAGATTTTACAAGGAAAATTGATGGTAATGAAAAAGTAAAAATTGGTGCAAAGCAAGTCGATGATGGGGAAACAAAAAAAGGTGGTGGTAACTTAGAAGAAGTGATTAGAGGTAATCATACATTTAGTATTGAGGGTGGTATTTCAGGAGCAATAGGAACACGCGAAGATTCGCCGAATAAAGATTCTATTGTAACAGTTGCTGGTAATGATGTTAGACAAGTTGGTGCTTCGTTTACTTTAAGTGTTACAGGTCAATCATTAATTAAATCTGTTGAAGAATCGTCATTAGTTAGTGACAAAAGATTGACTGCATTTAGTGCTGCCAATATAGATCTTATATCTGGAACTGTAACTAATTTAAAAGCAGGAACAAATATGAATATTAAATCAGAAGCAGTTGGTACATTATTGTTTAGTGGTAACTCAAGCACAGTTACTGCGAAGAATGGTGGTGGTACTGCGATAGAACTTACAGGTCATGTACATGGACAACCAGACACTGGTGTAGATGCAACTGTACAAGGTAACACACTGGCACCAGTAGCATAGGAAAGAACAATGGCAAACTTTAAAGATTTAACAGCAAAAGCATGCGGATCTAATGAGAAACTTAATAGTCTATTAACAGAGGTAGATTCTTTTCAAGATACTTTGTTATCAAAGATACAAGAAGAAGCAGACCCAACAGGGATGTTATCTTCTGTACAAGGTAACATAGATTCTTTAAAAAATAAGGCAAAAGGTTTAGTACCAGAACTACCTAGTATACAAGACTTAGGTTTACAAGACCAATTAAAATCAATTAAAGATTTACAATCTAATTTAGGTGCTGCTAGTCAACAGTCATTGTTAGCAGTTTCATCACTTAAAGGCAAGTTTCCAGGTATAGATGTAGACACATTATTAAATCTAGATCCTTCTAGATTGGCAGAATTAGTTCCAGATTTAGATTTACAAAATCAATTAAAATCAATTCAAAATTTAAGAACTAGTTTAGGTGCTGCTAATCCAGAGTCATTATTAAAAGTAGCAGGACTTAAAAAGAATTTTCCAGACTTTGATGTAGACACACTATTAAAAGGAGATGCTTGTTCAGCACCTAATGTAACTGTACCAAGTGTATCCACTGTAATAGATGGTGTAGAACAACCAAAAGTTCAAACTTCATTCGCAGAAAATGTTACTCTTGCTGATAAAGAAGTAGACACCGAAGAAGATTATCGTATACCTACTTTAAAAATAGCATCCTATGGGCACAATGGGGCACTAAAAAAAGCAAAGGCAATGACAGCAGCACTTATAGTCAAGGATGCTGGTGGAACAACAGATGAACAAAAAAGGGCAAGAGATAGACAACGAATGAGAAATAATGGCAGGTTTGATTATGTTAAAGAAGTAGTTGTAGATTATACAGAAGATCAGATAACTAACTTTATAAAACTAGATGCGTCAAAGTTTCCTAAACTAGAAGAGTTTGAAAAGAATCCACTTGCTGATAAAACTTTATATGACAAATATTTAAAAGAAGTTACAGGTTATGATAGTGATTATGATTATACTGAAAGTAATCCAAACATCGAACCATTTGAATTAAATGATTGGTATGCAGAACTTGGAAGAGCAGTTCCTACTTAAAAGTTATCTAACTATTACTAGATTCGTTATAAATATGTTATATTACAAAGGACTTGCTAATGGCGAACACATCAAAATCATATTACGATGCACAAACTGTAAATGACAGTGAAAGAAACTCACAAAAATATAGTGACTTAGATTTATTCTTTCGTAAAAATGGTGGCAATACTGACATCAATATAATTACTGATGTTCAAGCAGTTAAGAGATCTATTAGAAATTTAGTTTTACTTAACCACTATGAGAAACCTTTTCATCCAGAGATTGGTTCTGGTGTGCGTGACATGTTATTTGAATTAATGACACCTGTTACAGCACAAATACTAGCAAGAAAAATACAAGATGTTATAGAGAACTACGAACCAAGAGCAAGACTTGTTGGTGTTCGTGCTAACCCAAACCTAGACAGAAATGAATATGATGTTACTATTGAATTCTATGTGGTAAATGCTCCAACAGAATTAGTAGAACTAGATGTCATATTAGAGAGATTACGATAATGGCAACAGTAAACGATAAGAGATTAAGAGTAACAGAATTAGACTTTGATAATGTAAAGACTAATTTAAAAACATTCTTAAAGTCACAACAACAATTTAAAGACTATGACTTTGAGGGAGCAGGTATGAATATCCTGTTAGATACTCTCGCATACAATACTCACTATCTTGCAATGAATGCTAATATGTTAGCAAATGAAATGTACTTAGATAGTGCATCACTTCGTTCAAGTGTAGTATCTCATGCTAAGAGTTTAGGATACGAAGTAACTTCAGCAAGAGCACCTGTTGCTACAGTTGATGTTAAATTAATTACACCTGAAACTACAAAGACATTATCTGCAGGAACAGTATTTTCTACAAGTCTAGATGGGTCATCTTATCAGTATGTAAATATCTCAGATATAAGTGGTTCTAATGTTGGTGGAGAAATTATATTCCCTAGTGTTAAACTATATGAAGGAACATATATTACAGAAAGATACACTGTAGATAACAGTGATGTAGACCAAAGATTTGTATTACAAGATGTTAGAGCAGATGCTTCTACTTTAACTGTTAAAGTCCAAACATCTTCAACTGATACAACTACAACAACTTTCACTAAAGCAACAGACATAACTCAACTTGCTAGCACTAGTGATGTTTATTTTTTACAAGAAACTGATAGTGGTTTGTTTGAAATTTACTTTGGTGATGGTTTAGTAAGTAAAGCATTGTCTGATGGCAACATAGTTATACTACAATATATTGTAACTAATAAATCAATCTCAAATGGTTCTAACACATTTAGTCCACCTGCTAGTATAGATGGTGTCACTAATGTTACTGTTACTACAACAGCATCCTCTAGTGGTGGTGCTGAACCTGAGTCAATCAGGTCGATTAAATTAAACGCACCATTAGATTATGCGTCTCAAGGAAGATGTGTAACTCCTAACGATTATAAAGTTTATGTTAAAAAATTATTTGCTAACACTCAAGCAGTATCTGTTTGGGGTGGCGAAGATGGAAGTTTTGATACTAGCACAGGTGTATCAGCAAATCCAGAATATGGTAAAGTTTTCATTTCTATCAAAACTACAACAGGACAAGATTTAACATCAACACAAAAGAGCAACTTAGTTTCTGCTCTTTCACCATTTAAAGTTGCTTCTATCACACCAGTAATAGTTGACCCTGATACTACAACTTTAATTTTAAATACTACTTTTAATTTTGACTCAACAGCAACAACTAAATCTAAAGAAGAACTCGAAACATTGGTTAGGTCTACTATTACCAATTATAATAATTCATCACTAAAACAATTTAACAGTTCATTCAGACATTCTAGAATGACTGGTTTGATAGATAATACTGACAGTTCTATTTTAAGCAACACTACAGTTGTGAGCATGGCAAAACTTATTAGACCTGTATCGCCTTCTGAGAATGCGTCATATACAATTAATTACAGTAATAAAATTTACAATCCACATGCTGGTCACCTAGCAATGAGTGGTGGCGTGATTGCTTCTACAGGATTTTTTGTAGACAATGGAGCAACAGAATATTTCTTTGATGATGATGGTAATGGTAACTTAAGAATATATTCTTTAGTAGGTTCTGAAGGCACAAGAGTTTATTTAAACTCAAATGCAGGAACTATTGATTATGATAATGGAATTATATCAGTTGGTGCAGTTAATATTACAGGTGTTGGATTAGTTGATGGTTCTACATCTTTAGATATTAGAATTGTTGCTATACCAGATTCTTATGATATAGTTCCAGTTAGAAACCAAATATTAGAGATTGATGCAGGTAACACAGTTGTTAACAGTAGAGTTGATGCTGAGGCAACAACTGGTGTAGGTTACAGTGTAACTTCTACAGGTGTTACATCTACAACTTCAGTAAATACAACTTCGACTACAACACCAACAACATCATATTAAAAAATGAGTGATATAGAGAGCAAGTCAAAACTGGTAACAAAATTATCACCTTTGATTGAAGGGCAAGTGCCTGACTTCATTCAGTCTGACCATCCATTCTTTGTCACATTTTTAAAACACTATTATCAGTTCTTAGAAGCAGGAAGAATTAAATACGATTCTGATATTCAGTATATTATAACAGAAACAAATGATACTGAGTATGTTGTGCTTGAGGGTTATACCGATGAACACCCTGACCATATTGAAGATAGGATAGTTACAGAAAGAGGCGACAATGGTTCTACTGGTCATTTTGAAAATAATGAAATAGTTACTGGTAGCACATCTGGTGCTACTGCTACTGTTCTTGTAGAAGACTCTAGAAATGAACAGATGTTTATAACATCTCAACAAAAGTTTATTACTGGTGAAACTATTACAGGTGCAACCTCTGGTTCTACTGCAACAGTAACAGAGTATCGTGCTAACCCTGTTCAAAACATTCAACAATTATTAGATTACGCAGATGTAGATAATAACATATTTGATTTCTTAACTCAAATGAAAGAATCATTTATGAACGATATACCAGATTCTTTAGCAAGTGGTGTTTCTAAAAGAGATTTAATTAAAAACATTCGAGACCTTTATACTGCTAAAGGTACATCAGAAGGACATAAGTTATTTCTTAGATTGTTGTTAGGAGAGAATGCTGAGATAGTCTATCCTAACCAATTTATGCTTAAAGTTTCTAATGGTAACTGGAGTTCTAATGCTGTATTAAGATGTACAACATCCAGTGGTGTTAGTGGTGAAGAAGCACTGTCACAATTAATAACAGGTAAAGTTTCTGGTGCGACTGCTACAGTGGTAAGTGTTGGTACATTTGTTGAAGGATCTTTTACAGTTACTGAGTTTATTATTGATGATATAGTTGGCACATTTAATGATGGGGAAATTATAACTTGTACATCAGCAACAAGAAATACTGATGTAACTTATACAGTTTCATCAGTAGTCAATAAAGCAACAGTTGTTAACGATGGTATCTTACACTCAGTCAGTGAAGATATTGATGTTGAGGGATTAGGAAGTGGATTAGAAAAAGTTCAAGTAGAATCTGTAGCAGGTGGTTCAGTAAGTGAAGTGTTTGTTAATACTGTTGGTACAGGATATGAGGTTGGTGATGATATAGTGTTTACTGCTAATTCAGATGACCAAGATGTATCAACTGCTGATGCATTTGTTAGTGTAGTTGGTGGTGGTATATTATCAGAAGATAATGCAAATAATATTGTTTTAGAAGATGGGACTTCATCATCGTTACAACCATTTCAGATTGCTCTAGAAGAAGGCAATGATTTATCAGATTTCTTTAGAGGTGATGGTGAAACAAAAGTATTTACATTATCAAATCTAAATGCTAACACTGATACAATTACATTACAGATAGATGATGTAAATTTAGCAACAACGAACTTACTTAATGAAACAGTTTGGACTGCATCTGGAACAACTCTAACATTTACTAACGCACCAGCAGATGGTGTTAAAATATTTGTAAGAGGTAATGAATCAAATTACATACTGCTTGATAGTACAAATGGTACTGCCGATGCAGGACATCAATTATTAACAGATACATTACAAGAAACTCAAGACACATATACTACGAATGATGATTTAATTGTATTAGAAAGTGGAACATTTGCTAATTTATCTGTTGCTACTGAAGAAGGAAACATTCGTAAAGTATTTGTAAACAATGGTGGCGAAGGATACACTAAACTTCCAGTTCTTACTATAACAAGCACAAGTGGTACAGGAGCAAAATTATTAACACTAACAACTGACATTGGTCGTGCCACTGGACTTAAAATTATTAATCCAGGATTTAGTCATACTTCTGATAATCCACCAGAATTAGATTTTAGAGCACACTTTGTACTAAAAAATGTTAGTGGTACATTTGCTGCAACTAATACTTTAACAACTCACAGTGGTACTGTGAAGTCCTACAATGCTGATACGCAGGTTCTTGAGACAACCTTTAGAGATGTAGAGGAAATTATTTCTGAGTCTGATGGTTCTAATAATCAAGGTATAGAACTTGAGAACGAAACACTAACACCTGCTGGTGTTATACTAGAGGACATACAACAGTTCGATGGTGGTGGGTTTGTTACACTTAATGGTACAGGAACAACTTCACCATCAAATGTATTCAGAAGATATAAGATTACTGCTGGTAGTTCATCTGCTGATGAGAATGTTATAAAGTTTTTCATTGATGGCATTGAAGCACCAACTTTAGAATTATTAGAGGGAAGCACATACTTCTTTGATTTATCAGATAGTTCACTTTATAATTTAAGTGAGTCATTAAACAGAAAGTTTCAATTATCAACAACTCCTGATGGAACTAATGCTAGTGGTACAGAATATACCACTGGTATTACTAAAAGTGCAACTTCAATAAGACAAGGCACTGCTGGAGCATTTTTAAAACTTGTTGTTGCTGCGAGTTCAACAACTTTATATTATTACAATGCTAACTCATCTGGTTTTGGTAACACAGTATTAACTCCAAAATTACCAGATACTATTAATGATGCAGACGATAGTATTTTATTAGATGGTACAACTAGTTATGAGTCTGTTATTTTACTTGAAGAAGGAACACCTAGATCTGATAATGCAACTGATACACTAAGACAAGAAAGTGGTCAAGCAATCGGCACTGTATTAGGTGATGTAAATGGACCAGAGTTTTTATTAGAAGAAAGTATAGAGGGTGCACCAGTACAAGATGAGGGTGACAAGTTAGTCATAAACGCATATCAAGAATTAAGTAATAGCAGTTTCTTATTAACAGAACATACAGGTGGTAGAGTTTCACATGAAACATTTGGTAATACTTTAGTTCTTGAAGACAATGAACAGATTTTATTTGAAGAGGATGAGGCACAATATTATATTGTTGCTGATGCTACTGCCACTGGAAGTAGAGATGAAAACTATAATATAATTTTAGAACAACCGATAGATTTCTCAGATAGAGATGTTGTAATCACTGACTCTAGTGGAGCGAGTGGTACTATCATCAATGCTGATATAGGTACTGGTACATCTACCATAGATACTTGGATGCAATCTGCAGGTTCTTACATTGATGCATTTAGTATTATAGATGAAGACTTAATTCGTATTCAAGATTCTTATTACTATCAAGATTATTCTTATGAAGTTAAGGTTGGTCAATCATTCTCAACTTATATTAATGAATTAAAGAGAGCAATACATCCTGCTGGATTCCAACCATTTGGTAAAGTTTCTATCGCATCAACTATATCTGTCGGATTAAGAAACGCAGGTTCCTTTGCTCCAGAATATCGAGAAAAGTTCTCACCAATACTTGCATCATCATTTGAAGCACTGTTTGATGAAACTCTACAGATGCGTATTGCTGCCAAGAAACTTGATGGACAAATCAATGATACACTAGTTCTTGAAAGTGGACATAGTATAATTTTCGAAGATAGAAACTCTGGTGGTAGATTAATGTCAGAAGAATCTATTGCTCCAGGTGGAGATGCTGAGGGTTATGCATTACAAACTATTAATGTTAAACGAGAAACATCATTACCATCACTTCGAAGAGATAACTTATTATTAGATCTTGCGTTTTATCCATTTACTGAGAACGCAGGAATACAATTAGAGAATGATACTCCAGGAAGTTTTAATGGAGGTTATGTTGTATTAGATGGTGTAGAAGTTATACCACAACCAGTATTATTTACAATACTTGAAGACGAATCTGGATTTGTTTTATTAGAAGATAGTGGTAGAATTAGACAAGAGGGTGATAGATGGTTTATTCCACCAGGAGATGATATCGCAGATATTGGTGAGAAAATTCATTTAGAAGAAGATTATGAAGATGCTGGTTTGACATTTGAACAAGTTGGTGAGATAAGATTAAGTGATGTATTTGAACCAGACCATATAAGATTAGAAACAATTGAGTCTACCTATTTTCCAGATGCGATAGAAATAGATGAGATACTATTAGAATCTAATGGTCAAATATTATTAGATGGTATTGATAGTGATGCCACATCTGCTGGTTATAAAGTATTACAAGAAACAACCAAGAGAGGATATTTTGATTTAGATAGTAATGGTCAAGTAGAAGCAGAAGAGTTTGACAGTACTTCTGTCTTTGATAAAATGCTTCAAGAAGGAGTGGATAATATTGTATTAGAGGATTACTTCTCCGCAAATGACTTTGATGATATTATATTGGAAGATAGTAGTGGATTCATATTACTCGATGGTGATATTGTTGCTACTTACTCTGACGCACAAAAATTTAGAGTGAACTTAGAAACATTTGAAACTACAACCACAGTATTAACTTTAGAAAGCACAAACTTAATAACTAATTCTGGTCATGTTCCATTTGAGAACTACACATTAAGTCCAGAAACTACACCTAATAAGATGGGTCTGGGATCTCTACCAGTGGTACACGAAGCAATTATTGATGTTAGAGCAACTGGTGATGTAGCACTAGAAGATGGAACTGATACAACAGGTGGTAATTTAGTATTAAATGGAACGAATGGTTCTTCTGCTAATGCAGGTGAAAACTTGGATTTAGAGGGAGCAACTGGTATAACAATTTAAAAGTCGTGAAAAAACTTTTATAAATATAAACATAAGTAAGTAACAGACAGGAAACGACACATGTCAGCAATTATAACCGAAAAATTTAGACAACATAATTCTAAGCAGTTTGAGGAATCTTTCTCAGAAACAGCAGGAAATGCTTATTATTTGTTTGTCGGAAAGTCAGCACCATTTACCTCTGGTACAACATCAGGAAGTGATGGATCCCCACCAATACCAAGTGATTCCCCAGCAGATACAGAGTATTATGCATGGGATTCTATGTTGGGTGCAAAGAAGATAACATCTTCAGATATAGCATTTACTATTCCTAGAAGGAACTGGGTAAATGGAACAACTTATGATATGTATGAGCACAATATAAGTTCTTCTAATGCAACAACAAGTGGTGCTTCTAATTTATATAACTCATCTTTTTACTTTATGACATCTGATTATAAAGTATATAAAGTTTTGGACAACAATGGCGGAACTGCCTATTCAGGTGCTGAACCAAGTTCTACTTCTAGTTCTCCTTTTGCT